ATTAAATCATCCCAATCAGGGCCGGCGCAGTTAATTCCAACTGCGCACTCCGCCGTTTTAGGGTGATGTAACAAGAATTCAAGAACTGGCAAGTAAAATTGACGCAACACTATAGTGAACGCTGCCTGCTGCACGTAGATTAAGCGTACTTTATCTTTCGTTAGCTTCACAGCCTCATCCTTAAAGCAAGCATGCGCAAATACATTTGCACGCTCACCTTTAGAGTAATGCGACATTATCCTGTCATACTCAACCTGCACGTCGGGAGGCATCTCCCATTGTTTTGGCCGAGTTTTGTCCTCGTGGGGAACAGGTATGAACACACTGTCCTTACGTCCCAATTTGGGGAGCCCAATCGAGGTTTTCATTTCGATGGGCTTAATATGGGGGCGTTCGTAGACACCGTTGATTGATTCATCCACACTAAGTGGTTTACACCAATCGGGGTGCTTTAATTTCCATTTTTCCGCCTGCTTTTCTAGTGGAGCGATATAATCTTCCACTGCTAATCTTAGCACGTGCGGATCAACGTCATCCGCTCCCAATTCGATAGCCTCAATGGCCCGATTGAATTGGGCCCATTCGGGCTTAAATTTGGGTGGTCCATATTCCGTTTGGACTCCAAAACACTCATTTACTGCGTCCTTCAATAATGAAGGTTTAATTTCACTTTTCGCAGTTGCCCGCAACGGGCACTGACCAAGCACTTCCACATTTCCTGTGGATCCTACTCTGCCGTCATGAAAAACTGCGGCATGAGGGTGGGCACTGCCCGGTGCATACACCGTCTGCCCCATTATAGAAGTGGGAACAGAAGTTGGTGTGGCCAAAGGGGTGTTTGGATTCTGCTGAAACAGGATCTTCTCACAAAAGTCGTAATCGCCGCGCAGCAGCGATTGGGCGATGCCTTCTCTCTTATTTGTAACTAAAGAGAATGCCTCATCCCTACCAGCAATGTGAAAGCCTAAAATGGCCCCATCGCGACGATCAGCGACTAGTGGCGAACCACAATGGCCCGGTGATGTATGGGACGATGAATATTTGTACACATCCTTAACATCTCCGAGCATGGTGTCAGCAGTTTGTAAATAACCAGCACATACTGACTCTTCAACGTGCACACCATCCATCTTTAATACTAGGTTGGCGGGCACATGTCCATCGGCCATCACTTTTGGTAACATTCCTCGGACATCGGCAAACGTTGACGCCTTTGACAGATACACAAGGCACAGATCTCTGTTCGGGATCGGCACGATGCTATCTGGATATAGCGAAGAAACACCCTGGATTCCTGATTTCGAATTCCATTGTAATCGGATTTTACTACATTTCCTCAGGGGTTTATTGTAATCACTATCTTCATGGAAGAAATGCAGAGGCATGACGCACACATTGGGACGAATCCCTGTTGCGCGACAACAGCCCTTACCATCTTCTCTGTAAACGGTGATAACATTGTTCTTCAAAGCGTTTATAACTTGCGAATTTGATCTGTTCATCTCAACTGATGCTACTGGAGGCGTGGATTTGAATAGGTTGAATGTTGTAAACCAACCACTCTTTCGATCCTCGCCATCTTGCATCTCCGGCTCACGCTTACGCCACGTATTCCACATCACGAGTCCGGTTAAAATAACTCCGGCTACTCCTGCAGCATGGACGATACCAGTGTTGT